TTTTAATTTAAATAAATTTATTATCTTTGTATACAATTATAAAAATTAATATTATGATAAAATTAAATAAAGAAGATAAAAATAAATGTGGAATTTATTGTATTCAAAACGAAGTTAATCAAAAAATGTATATTGGTAAATCTAAAAATATTTACTCAAGAATACGTAATCATATTTATGCACTAAATGCTAAAAGTAAAGACGAAAATCGATATCTCATTAACGCATGGCATAAATATGGAAGTAAAAATTTTAAGTATTTTGTTATTGAATATTTAGAACTTGATGAAAATTTACTTAAGGAAAGAGAGCTTTATTGGATTCAATTTTATAATACATTAGATAAATCAATTGGATATAATTTGAGATTAGACTCAGAAACAAAAATGATTGTTCATGAAGAAACACGTAAAAAATTATCTGAAGCTAATTCTGGTAAAAATAATCCAAATTATAATAATAAATGGTCTGATGAAAAGAAAAAGAAATTGTCTGAATTAAAAAAAGAACAATATGCTCTTGGAATTTTAAAAGTAAATTTAGATGCTTGTAAAAAAGGTATCGAAAATCGTAATAAAAAATGGGATGAAAATCCAGAACTTAAAGAAAAAATGAAAGAAAAAGTTCGAGAAAAAATAACTAAATATAATATTTACCAATATACTAAAGATTCTAATACTTTAATTAAAGTATGGAATTGTGTACACGATATCATTCTTGAAAATCCTTCATATAAAGCACATAATATATATGCTGCTTGTAGTGGTGAAAAACCATCTATGTATGGATATGTATGGAAAAAAGTTTTAATTAATGATGATATAGTCCAAACTAATTTGAAAGAATTAGATTAAAAAGCACTATATCCAAGTATTGCAAATTCATTACAAATTTATCCAGAACATCTTGGACCTGAATTTATAAAATTATATTCAGGATTTATTGCTGAAAGATTGACTGAAAAACATAAACCTAAAGGACAACAAGATTTTCCAATCATTGAAGGATATAAACTTATGCTTAATGGAGCGTATGGTAAAAGTAATGAAGAAACGTCATTTTTATATGATCCGCTTTATACTTTTAAAACAACTATAGCTGGACAAATATTTATTTGTATGTGGTCTGAAAGAATGATAGAAGCTTGCCCCGAAATCAAATTCTTGCAGACAAACACGGATGGGCAGACCGTTCTTATTCCTAGAGATAAAGTCGAAGCATTAAGGCAGGTTAACCAACAACTAACAAAAGAAACATCTCTAGTTATAGAAGAAGTAGAATATAGTAAAATGATCATACGTGATGTGAATAATTACTTAAGTGTATATTCTGATTCTACTAAAGAAAATCCTCATATTAAAATGAAAGGTGATTTTGAAGTAGATAAAGAATATCATAAAGATCCTTCTATGCGTATTGTTCCATTAGCTGTAAAAGAATATTTTGTAAATAATATTCCTATTGAAGAAACGATTAGAAATCATACTGATATTTTTGATTTTTGTTTAAGACTAAAATTAAATTCCAAAACAAAAGGAATTTTTAAACATTTTAACGATAAGTTTGAAATAGTTGATTCACCATTACAAAGGACAACTAGATATTACATATCATCTGGTTTAAAATCAGGATCTTTAATTAAAGATTTTGGTGATAAAATCTCTGGTATTAACATTGGTTTTCAAGCTGTATTATTTAATAAATTTGAAAAAAAGAATATAAAGGATTATAATATAAATTATTCTTTTTATATTCAGGAAGCAAATAAACTTAAAAATGCAGTTAGTGATGGTCAACTAAGTTTATTTTAAAGATATGCAAACAGTATCTGCAACAGTAAAAAAATTAATGGTAGAGGAACCATATTATGGTTTATTTGCCTGTGGTATTAATAAAGTATTTAGTACATTAGTCCCAACTGCTGCGGTAGGAGTAGATGGAATCAATTATATGCTCTATATTAATGAAGAATTCTGGAAAGGATTATCTGAAGATACAAGATATGGAGTATTAAAACACGAACTACTACATATGTGTTTCTTCCATATTACAGATGGAAAAGATTTGTATGAAGTAGTATGCCCTGATCGTAATATGCTTAATATTGCAATGGATCTCGAAGTGGAAAGCTATGTTAATGAAAAATATTGGGTTAGGGACAAAAAAGGAGAATTAGTAGGTGCTGCTGATCAATTATTTAAGAAATTTCCATCTCTTGAAAAGGGAAAAGGAACTAGATTTTATATTAATTTCTTAAAACAATTAAAAGATTGTACCGAAGACCAAAAAGCTGGAGAAGGTAATTCTGGAAAAACTCAATCTGGTGGAAAAGATGAACGACCTGATCCTAGTAAGACGCAAAAAGATTATGATAAACTTTCTAAAGAAGAGAAAGAGCAGTTAAAGAATGCACTTACTTCCGAGGAAGATATTCATAAAATGTGGCAAAAAATCTGGGATGGGCTAACACCTGAGCAAAGAGATCTTATTAAAAAGCAAGCTGAGTTCCAAATGAAAGAAACAGCAAAGAATGTTCAAAAAGGAGATATTCCTGGTGAACTTGCTGAAAAAATTGATGAATTACTGAAGTTAAAACCTCAAGTATTTAACTGGAAAGCTTATTTTAGACGTTTATTAGGTGTTCATTTTGATATTTACCAAAAGAAAACCAGACGTAAAGAATCTCTTAGATTTGAAGATTCTCCTGGATTAAAGAGAAAAAAGAAACATAATATTCTTGTAGCAATTGATACTTCTGGATCAGTTAGTGCTGAAGAATTTAAAGATTTCTTTAGTGAAATATATTATATTTATAAAGCAGGTGCACAAATACATATAATTGAAGTAGATGCGCAAATTACTAATGAGTATGATTACAAAGGTATAATGCCTAAGAAAATATCTGGTCGTGGAGGAACTAGTTTCTTACCTGCAGTAGATTATTATAATACGCATCGAAACGATTATACAAGTTGTGTTTATTTCACTGATGGTTATGGTGATCAAGATCGCTGTAAACCACTTGGTAAAATGTTATGGATAATTACTTCTGATGGAAACCAAACTAGTGATTATCCTGGTGTAAAAATATGTATTCCAAAACAAAATAAAAAAAGATAACATGAATATAGAAGAAGTTAGTAAAACTATAAACTATTTATTAGATAATAATTTAAAATTAGTTGAAAAGGGATTAGATAAAATTGCTATTAATCTGGAAGGTGCAGCAGGAATTGGTAAAACAAGTATTGTTAAGCAAATTGCAGAAGAACGAGGGGCGACATATAAACGTATCAATCTTTCTGAATGTGAAGAGGTAGGAGATATTGTTGGAATTCCTCAGAAAGAATATATGATGATTGCTCCTGATGGTAATGAACAACGTGTTGCTGAAAAGTTAATTAATCAATTTATCAATCTTGGCTACAAGTTATGCCCCGATTGTGATCCTGTAATGACATATGCAATTCCTTCTTGGGTTCCTACCGATCCAGATCAAGAAGCTATCTTATTTTTGGATGATTATACCCGAGGCTCTGCATTATTTATGCAAGCAATTATGTCTTTAATTCAATTTGGTGAATATATTTCTTGGAAACTTCCTAAGAAATGTCATTTGCTTTTAAGTTCTAATCCTGACGATGGTAACTATTCTGTTAGCGGTTTGGATCCAGCGCAAAAGTCTCGTGTTTTAACATTTAATGTTGATTTTGATGTAAAAGTATTTGCAAAATGGATGGAAAAAGTTGAAATGAGAGGAGAATTTATTAATTTTGCTCTTCTTTCTCCTGAAATTTTTGATCGCAGTGCAATTATTAATGCTAGAACATATACTTTGTTTGCTAATGCTTTAAGTGGAATACATGATTTTGATACACCAGAAAACCTTGCTTTAATTTCATTAATTGCTAAAGGTTGTTTCGGTGATGATGATGGAGTTGTAAGTGGTTTGTTTATTCAATTCGTTCATAATCATTTGGATAAATTGATCACTCCAGAAGACATTCTGAAATTAAAATGGGAAGATGTCGAGAAATCATTGTTAAGTGTTCTTTACAAAGATAAAACTTATCGTGCAGATATTGCTTCTACTCTTACATTAAGATTTATTAATTATATTGATAATTATTTTAAATCTAAAGAAGGAGATAGTAAAACAAAATCAGATATTGTTTGTAACCGAGTTTTGGATTTAGTTACAACTGATAAACGTTTATTAAGTGAGGATTTAATTCTTAAATTAATTAAAACTTTATTTAGTCAAAATCCTACAAGATTTGCTAAATTGTTAACAAATCCAAAGATTAAAGCAAAATTGTTAGAATGATTTCAGTAGTTAATTTTTGTGAAAAATATTCTATAGATAAGCATATAATAGTTCACAATTTTGACGCTCATATCAAAAATAAAAATGAAGGAATATCTTCAAGATACGCTATTAACGAATATTTGTTAATTTCTGATACTATTAAGGAATTAACAAATATTCTTAATAGTCGTCCTTCACAAACTATACAGAAAAAAGATAAAATTTATTTTTCTAAAGATTCCAAATATCCTTCGTTATTACTTTCAAGATTAATAAATCAATACAATGTTGATTTATCAAGAACTATAACTGAATCAAAAGCTACAAAATTTATATTTAATTATAATCCCATTGAAAGATATATAAATTCATATAGATGGAGTACATTAGATGATATTCATTTATCCGGGCATATAGGAAATACTAGAGTTTTATGTTCTATTCCTAATTCTACAGATAATGCCAGATTATCATTTATGAAATCTTCATTAGAAAAATTATATAATTGTTCATTTTATTATACTGTTCCAATAAGAAACCATGAAACAGTAGAATTATATATAAATCATGTAAATGAAGCAGTTGATACTAGAGAATTAACAAAATATGTTAATACTTTTATTCCAGAATCTACTGATTCAGAAATTGATACAGTATTTAGCTTTTTAAAATCAACGGATTCATCAATTAGAAATACAGGTATTAGTTTATTTTCAACATTAAACGTTGGAAGTAAATTATATAATGTTATAAAGAAAGCGTGTGAATTAAGATGTAATAGTTCTTGGGCAACACCTGTATCTATGAGTGCTTGCAATAGTTCATGGAATTATTTCTTACAAACTATTGATTGCAATCTAGATGAATTGAGTTACGATTTTAATACACATCAATCTTACTTTTTAAGAAAAATATTGCAAAATCCAATATATACTGGAGATATGGAATCTATTAAAAAAGAAATAAAACAACAACTTCTTAAAAGATTAGCAAAAGGTTCTGAATTTAAAACCTTAAGAGAAGATCTTAAGCTTATAAATTGCGAAATTATAATTCATGACAAGAACGGAGAGACAACTCCTGGGGATTGATAAATGGAAAGAAGCTAAAGGTCGTGCTACATTATGTTATTGTACTGGAGTGGGTTCCTGTATAAAATTATAAAGTTTGATTAATAATAAATATAAAATAAT